GTCGCTGACCGTCGTGCCTCGGAGTCTTTTATCTCCGGCGACTACTCGGCTGCAACCGATAATATACTGCCTTGGGTAACTGAGGCAGTGACTTCGGTTCTGGTGGAAGACTCTAATCTTTCGGGCGAAGAAAGGGGGTTAATGTTGGCAGCAGTCGGCGATCTTCACCTGTGGTCTAAGAGCCGCAAGACAAGGTATAAGTTGACTAGGAAACAGATGATGGGGAACTTGCTTAGCTTCCCTATTCTGTGTCTTATCAACAAAGCTTGCTACGACATCTGCTGCGACATTAGCTTTGGTTCGGGTAGTAGAAGAGTAGGCCGGTTTAATGGCGATGACTGTATGTTCTCAGGCGATCGTGATTTCTTCTCTCTTTGGGAAGACGTCACTTCTACCTTTGGACTTGTAGTCAATCGTCAGAAGACCGGTTTTTCAGACGTTTGGTTGGACTTGAACAGTCAGCCATACCACGTCCCCTCTCGGAAACTCGTTCCTCGGCATTGTCTCTCTTTTCTTCGTCCGTTTAGATCGGACTGCGTTGACCTCCTCGGAGAAGTGTGGAAGGGTACAAAGGAAATGCGGCATAGTGTACGCCAGTATGCTGTGTCGGTTCTTGCCAGACACGAGATCGTCCTCCGGGACTTTTGCGTGGCTAATGTGCCCCGATACGTGGTATCCGGGTTGATGAAGAGATCCTGGTTTCGTAGGTGGAGGGGTTCTGACCCTGTTCCGCCTGACGTCACCGGAGTCTCCAGAGCCGACAAGGTTGTGGTTGCAGATCCTCCCCGTGAAGATCTGTTCGCCCTTGTCGACGAGGCACATGCAACCGCGGAGAGGTCTAGAGAGAATCGCTGGGCCGGTGTTCCTTTGTCTTTTGAAGTCTCTCCCGTGTGGGGAGGTCATCTTGACATTGAACCCGGTCCAGAGGTTCGCTCTATACGTCGTCGCAATCGCCCTCCTCTCCCCCCCGCTGTTTCTCCCAAACGTAGTGCAAAGAGATTCGTAAAGATGGTTAGGTGGCAGTTTTCTTGGTCTGCTCCAGTTCTTGACTGGTTCACCCAGGTTTTCGGTCCAGCCGGGTTTTCGACTTATTCCAAGTGGGGTCCTGATCATCCTAGAATGATCCCCCATGCGGAGTGCCTTAACTACGTTAGGCTGAGAATCACCGTTCCCGTTCCTCCGTCACTGATGCCTCCGGGCCCGTACGGGCTTTGATGGTGCTGATCAGTGGGTTTTCTCCGAGGATTTCAGTCGCTTTTTCTGATTGTGGCCAGTTGAGCCGTGACTTTTACCACTACTTCTATTTCGGA